CCTCTTCGTTCCCTTAAACTTTGGAGAAATTATGCGCAACTTTTCATCAGTCAGTCGGGACGCGAGCACCTTCCTAAGCCTCGTGGACAAAGAGTCGATGATCGGCGATCCCGCCGTCATTCTGACTTCTGTCCTCGAATCGCTTGCTAGGGCATTCGAATCGCCTTTGCCTGCTGTGAAGCACGCATTTGGCCAGATTTGGACCAGTAAGGAATTAGTGGGTGGAAACATCCGCCCTCTGAACAATTGCCGGTCCATCAAAACCAACCTTCTACCGTCCGAGCTCGTAGTTCTGGGTAATCTTCATTCTTTCTTCTACCTGGCCAAAAGCCGGTGGGAAGACTGGACAGATTACCCGGAGAGCTCGATTGCATTCTCGTATTTCAATCTGAAAACAGGTGCATCGGTAGTTTGGATTTCCTCGAACGTTGTAGGAGAATGAAGATGAAGAAGACCCCCGCCTCTCTCCTTGACGAGATTTTCTCGTCAAAGGAGTCTCTCTCTCTCTTCACGGCGCTCGACTGGGATACAAGATACGAAGTTGAAGCGTATTGTAAGGGCGTGATTGAGGGCTTTCTCGCTGCTAAATCCCTGTTCGAAGAATATGAAGGCTATACGATTACTTTTTCGAAAGTGTTCGTACAGCGCTTGTTCTTCGCAATAAGGATGGGTCGCAGTGAAGGAAGTCGTCAAACTATCCTTTCATACGTCAGCTACCTCGTAAATTGCCTCAGGGAGCTACCGTTTTGAGAGCTAACTGTCTGCCAAGGGGGGTTTGAATCCCCTTAGGTAGCACGCGATGCTGTGGGCTAGCCACCCGCGCTACAGGAGCCATGGAATGCAGTCGAATAGTTTTACGGTCGCTGGTGACCGCGTCGTAGTGGATAATTCGTTTGGCACTGGGATCCCTCCCAGTTCGAATCAAATTACCACTTACTCGCGCGTCACCTCCTTTCGTAGCACTTTCACTGTCATTGACCCTGGCCAAACTGGTCCTTTCGGGAATCGGTTCACTTACGTGAAACCTTACGGCTCGCGCTCAATTTATGGGCGTGATCCGAATCCGATTCAATTCCGAAAGGACTGGTACAGCATGTACGAAGGTACGCAGATCCTTAACCGGGTCTCAAACGGGGCTTTGTGGCAGCAGATCAGCGGATTCTTCGGTGATGGATGTCCTCTCGTTTCGGAACCTGAAGGACCCACGCACATCTACAATATGGCTCTCGGGCGTCTTTACGACGACCTGAGAAACCCAATTGATCTGTCCGTGGATGTCTTCCAGGGCCGTCAAACGGCGAAGATGTTCAAGACCGTTGCATCCGTTGTTAGGTTTGTCAAAAAGTTTGATCCCGTTCACCTTGCCACTGACTACCTAGCTTGGCGCCAAATGACCGTCGGGGCACAGAAAGTGCTTCGCGGTCGTACGGGCTTTGATAGAAAGAAGTGGCGGACTGGCATACGCAGTCCCGGATCTTACTGGCTTGAGTATGTGTATGGCTGGAAACCGCTCGTTGAAGACGTTTTCGGTGCTGTCGTGGAGCTCTCTCGCCAATGTCCCCCCCTCATGAAGGTGGAAGGCATCGGCAAGGAGTCTTTTACGAAGCGATTCGAACTCGTCGACGCGAACGGTAACTTCACCATCCCTGCTCTAGTCGACTACAAATGCAGCAACCGCTGCCGTATTCGGTGCCAGTATGACTTTGGTTTCCGGACTCACCAATTGATATCCAATTTCACCTCTGTGAACCCAGTTAGTATCGCATGGGAGTTGTTACCCTTCTCCTTTGTGTACGACTGGTTTCACGACGTGGGTGGGTATCTGAGGACCCTCGAAACTGCTCTTCTCAACGACGTCAGTTTTGTTCAAGGCTACTACACTGAAACCCAGATGATCAGCGCAGTCGCGCAGATCAACGGGGCTTACCGTGCTAGTGGCTTTGACCAGTACTACTCGAAGAGATCAACGCGAGGACACGTCTGGAAGAAGAGGACAGTTCTGTCTTCTTCTCCACGTCCGCGTCCTCCGCAGTTCCGTATGGATCTGGGGTCCGGGCGGCTTATGAACGCCGCGGCTCTTGTCTCGCAACTCCTCTCGAGGGGTCGTTAGGCACGAAGTTCTTTCCGTATCTGCTCTTGCGAGCGGACTCTCCTCATCATTTCTGAAAAGGAACCGACCCATGTCGGCCGTTGCAAACATCGTCCTGAACGACGCACAGGCGACCCCTGTGGCTCACACGTTCGTCCCCCTGGGCCCCGACACGAAAGGCGTATGGTGGTTTGAGGACCAAACTGGTACCTCGTCCATCCTCTACAACCGGATCAGCTTGCAGCTGATCAGGGCCTCCAATCCGTCGCCTGGCAGCAATGCCGGAACGCGGATGAACCGTGTCAAGATCGGCATCCACACGCCGAAGGGCGAGACGCTCTCGAACAACAGCGCAGGCTTGACGCCACCGGCAACGGTGGCTTACATCTGTCGCTGTAACATCGAGTTCATCTTGCCCGATCGTTCCATCTTGCAAGACCGGAAGGATCTTCGCAAGTATGTGGACTTCCTGGCTGCTGAGACGCAGGTCACCGCCATGATCGAAACGCTGCAAGGCGTCTTCTGATCATCGGTAGCCTCCGTCGGTTTCGTGTCGAAACCTCCAGCCCCTAGGATAACTCTTAGGGGCCGATCAGCTGATAGGAAAACCTCATGCAAGCAGATGATTCTCTGGTTAGCGAAGTTTTCTTCGCTCTTTGCAAGACTGTGGACACGCCCGTCTCTCTTGGTGCTTGGCTCCGGTACAAGTTTTCTCATACCGAGCTTTCCACCATGGACATTCGTCCGGGAGACTATAGAGACCCTTCTTCATTCTTTGCTGACTATGCTGTCGTGAGTTACCTTTCGAAATATAAAGGGCTCAAAACAGGCGTCAACTTGGAAGAAGAGGCACTTCGGAAATTCACAACGTCCGAAGCTCAGTGTCGAGAAACGAATGAAAGGCTTCGTGTACATCGTGCGTGCGGTTTCAAACCGCGTCTGAGTTCCGTTCTTCACGGGGCTCAGAGGAAAATAGCACGTCTACTCGGGCCTTTCTCGATTCTCAAAGTCGCTGACCTCTATGGGTGGGGACCTGGTGCTACGCTCGAGATTCCTCGAAAACGAGCATTTATCGACACAAAGTTGTGCGAACTGCCCATTACTGTTTCTCGTTCGTGTTCGGCTTTATTGTCGAACGCTATCGAGTCTGACCTTCATTGGTCGGAAGTGATCCTCGGCGTCATGCCGTCTGGTCCTTATCGACTGTTGCACCGCGAGGTGTTCCAGTTCGAGGATCAGTGTAGGATTACAACAGTACCAAAGAACGCGAAGACCGATCGCGTTATTGCCGTAGAACCTAGGGGTAACTCGTTTATCCAGAAGGGCTTCGGTAACTTCTTGAGAAGGAGACTTCTTTCGGTCGGTATCGATCTCAATAACCAGTCAGTCAACCAGCACTGGGCTAGTCGAGCCTGGGATCTGGGACTGGCCACTCTCGATCTGAGAGCGGCGAGCGATACCGTTTCAAGGGAGCTTGTATGGTCCCTTTTGCCGTACGAGTGGGCATCCGCTATGGATGCCTGCCGATCCCGTCAGGCCAAAATGCCTAACGATTCGGTTATCTCGTTGGAGAAGTTCTCCTCAATGGGGAACGGATTCACCTTCGAACTGGAGACGCTGATTTTCTGGGCCATAAGTTCAGAAATCGACTATCTCTCAGGCGGAGACGGTTACGTGGCGGTTTACGGTGATGACATCATCGTACGTTCCTCTATCTCTTCTGAGGTATGCCTCACACTCCAGTGTCTCGGTTTCACCGTCAACGACGAGAAGTCGTTTTTCGATGGCCCGTTTTACGAGAGTTGTGGCAAGCATTACTTCATGGGGAAGGAGGTTGTACCCGCTTATCAGAAGGAGATCCCGTCCGCACCCCTGGAAAAGGTGCGTATGGGAAATCGTCTGATTCGTCTCGCTAAGCGTCTCAGTTTCTCCGAGACTCTTAGCTCTAAAGTTCGCCCCGCATGGGAAGCCGTTCGTAGACTTTCTCGCGAGAGTCACAAATGGTTTCTTCCATGCGACGCGGACGGAGACGACGGTTGGCTCCTCACGTCCGACCTCTGGTTTAAGCTCTACTTCGATAGGCGTCCTCCTCTCCGCAATCTGCGGAGGAAGGAGAATGCCTGTCGAGTGGATCTGAACTTCGGGATCGGTTGTAGAGTTGCTAAGACCGAACAGCTCGAGCTACCCGCTCATGAGCTCGCACTACTGTCCTGGACGCTGCGTCGGGTTCCCCCTACTCTGGGGGACGCGGAGTCCAGCTATATCTCCCATCTTCCGGATGACGGGCCCCTTCCTTTCAATGGGGTCGTCATGAAGGAGGTCACTTCCCGTGTGACCGATGGGTTGAGGTGGGTGGTTCCCACCTCGGGTTGGTTCGCCATGATCTGGGACTGATCATGTGGAGGCCTTAGTTGGCGTAATATGGGTTAAT